CTACGCAAAAATTTTTTCAATCGATCGTGCGGCTTTCCGTCTCATGTCGTCTGTGTAATCCACGTAGACATTCAAAACTGTATTGACGGTATCGCCGAGAAGCGAAGCCACGGTCTTGATGTCGGTGCCGTTGGCTAGCAGCATCGTTGCATAGGTGTGACGCAGGCTATGGATAGATGCGTCTGGAACGATTTTCTTTATATATGTTTCTAGTGCGCTATGCAGCATCGTGCGCGGGAACAGCTGCTCGTTTATTTGCCGAGGTTCGGCATGGCGATACTCCAGCAGGATTTGCTGTAGCTTGGCCGGAATTGGGATGACACGATGCCCGGCGGCCTTGTTTTTGATGTTCATGATTCCGCGCTTCTTATGCCCAACCCGGCCATATTGCTTGGTAACACTGATTTGACGCTCTTTTAAATCTACGTCGTTCCAGGTAAGAGCCAGGATTTCGCCCAAGCGCATCCCCGTGTACCCGGCAATGGCACAAATGGCATAGTACTTTATCGGGCGGACCTTCATGCTTTCCATGAGCCGGTCAAATTCGTCCTGCGTCAGCGCCCGGATCTTGTGCCGGCGGTTCAGCTTCCTGGGCTTTAAGTGGATGGCTGGGTTATCCTGCCGGAGATGGTAGGGCTCGACAGCGTAGGATAGGACCATCTTGAGGCAGGTTACATAGAGCTGGTAGCTGGCGTCAGCACACTGCCAGTTGCTCATCGCTTGCTGGATGTCCAGATAGGTGATCTTACGGACTGGCATGGCCAGAACCTTCGGGCCGTAATTCTTCAGTGCATAGCGATAGGCCAGGACGGAGTTATACGTCAGGTTGCGGCTGCGGAAAACGTATTCGGCAAATTCTGCCAGGGAGATGTCGACGAGCTCCGGTGCAATTGGCTGGCTCTTCATCGCATCGAGTACGTCGGCCAGTAGCTTTTCGCCGGCGGCTTTGGCCGCCTTCTTGGTGGCCAGCCCCTGGCGTGATTTCTGCTTCCAGCGTCCCGCCTGGTCTTTATACGACAAGATGACCTGCCAGCCGCGGTCTTTTTCGCGGTATGAAAAATGATAGGTTAAATCAGTCATAAAAATAACCTCCTTTGCGTAAAGGGAGGCTGATGTGATATACTGATAGCGTAAATCAGCCCCCGTAGTCGTGTGTGTAGATTTACAGTGTCGTAGGTGTTCTAGCACCTGCGGTATATCCCGGTATCGTGTTCCAGCACGGTACCGGGATTTTTTTTATAGACAAATACGCAATCAAAAAAGGCGCTCTGCATAGAGCGCCTTTCTTTTTGCCTCCGAATGGAGACAATAATAGAAAATATTTTTTGGGATTCATAGCCCAATTTGTAATTCCATTATACACGCTCTTCGTCAGATTTGCAACGACATCTTGGATAATGTCGGTCTATTATTTATGCTTGATTGGCCTAAAATTATTACATAAAAAAGAAGAGAGCTACTAGGCCACAGCCATAATAGCTCTCTTCGCATCATTAGTATGTGCGGGCAAACCGCTTATGGCTTTATTATATGATGATTTATTTAGCGTGTCAAGGCTATAAGTAGTAACTGCGCAATGCTTGACGTATTTTATTGAGTGTTTCTGAATCTATTCGAATGTTATATAGTGGATCGAATCGATTTGAAGGGAACTTAATACGGATTTTGCTTAGCGTCCTTACCTGAGATGTGATGCCAACGCTTTGTTTTTTGAATTTTTTCGATTCTTGTGCAATGACTTTTACATTATTCATATTACGAAGTATACGGTCTTGCATTTTCTTTAACTCTTCTTTTGGTATATTACTGGATTCTCGCAGGGCTGTCTTTAGCTGATTGCTACCGTGAATAATTACACCCAGTAAATCAAAAGAGTCTTTTTTTAATGAAAATCCTTCCTTTGTGGCTTGGGCAAAAAGGTTTTCTATACGCTTGTTGTGGTCCCGTAAAAATGTTTTAAAAGCTTTTATTCTGTGCCGACGAATGCTTTTAGCTATCAATAAATGGCTACGAATTGCCTGATATATTTCCTCATCAAATAGGATGTCTGTTTTATAGATGTTATTACCCTTATAACTTTTTATAGGTAATACAGATACGAGAGGATTAGCTGCATTGGAATCATGAAGCACTATTGCATAATGGAGACCACCAAATTCAGATCCCAATGGTAACCCAAAATCGATTTTTATAATAGAACCTCTTTTCAGCGAAATGAAATGTTTCTTATTATTTTGGTGAAATATTTTTTCATTTTTTAGCTTTTCTAATTGCCCAAATAGCCCGTAATATAGTACTGCTGCTCGATGATAGTCACATTTCATCTCATCTGTTAGGTACTGACTTTGATTATATGATAACTTAGTTATGCTTTTAGAGAGGACGGATTTGTTTCGTATATCTTTTAAGTCAAGCTTCTTTCTATTTTTATCATTGTTTTCCATAACAGGGCAGATTTACTCCTTTCTAAAACTTCCGCCTCATCTCCACCACTTTGCCGATTATCTGGATGGGAAGGGACTCTATGTCATGGTTGGAGTAGAAGTGGGGCGTATATACGGCGACGTTATGCCCGATGAGTGTGATGCCGGCAGGGCTTCCTTTTATTTCTTTGACAGCGGGGATATTGCCATTCACAAGGATGATGGCGACGTCTCCGCTGTCTACGTCATCCTGCCGGCGGACAATGACGACGTCGCCTTCCATGGCTATTTACGCAGTTGTGGAATCATCCATACATCGTCCAGGTATTTATCAAAATGCTTATATGATACAGTATCCCAGTTGATGTTCTTAGCAGTTTTTTCATTCATGGTACATTTCATGGTCGTGTGTTCACTCATATCCTGAATGAAGACGGTGACCTCCGAAATCGGCAGCCCAGATTCATAGAGGGCTCGGATAATTTCCCCAGACAATGCGAAACCAGTTTGCCGGAATCCTGCTTCGTCTTTAACATAAGGCAAAACAATTAATTTCCCTTTACCAAAATTTTCTTTAGACATGTCTTCGTTGACTTCAACTTTAGTAAAGTGTTTGTCTCCTGCTTTTTGTCGACAAATTTGCTCGATTTGTTCTGCCGGCGTATCGGCGGAATCTTTGACTTGTTTTGTACTCTGCTGTTCCCGTGTGGTTGATTGCACTGCCGGAGCGTTGTTAGATTCATTTGGTGAATCAGTTATAATAAAGCAGATTCCTCCCAAGACAAGGAAGAAAAGACAGCTCAAGACATATTGCTTGAATGTGCAGTTGGCTTCAGCTTGATGCGATTTTAATGTATCCTTTTTTACAAATCCGAAAATCAGTAGACCTAGCGCAAGCAGCGCTATAAGACTTGAAAAAATGTGCATAATATTCACCTCATTTATATAGTTTCGTAATTCAATAGAACTTCTTCAAAGAACATAAATCAAGAGGTATTCCGGCTATTTTCCCTAGGCGTTCGAGGGTGTATTCGGGATATTCCCGGATGAGGTCATCAGGCAATAGCAGTTCGACGGCAAACGTACTGGCTTCCCGTTCGATTCTGTCTGTCGATACCAGGGTGTTTTTTCTCAGCCACTGCGTATTCAAGTTGGTATGACAAATAGAATGGCCGAGCTCGTGGGCACAGACGAAGCGTTGCAAATGGGAGGAAAGATTATCATTCAGAATGATGCATTGAATCCGTTTGTATTTTGTGTAATAGCCGAGAATAGACTTTAGCGGAGCATATATGATTTGTACGCCGCGAGCCTCTGCAATTTCATATGGGTTCCATGTTTGATATTTTTTCGCCGTTTGTACGGCGATTTTTTTTACATCCATAGAGCATCACCGCCTTTAAAGAACAACCTATTTCAGATATTTTTTCGGGGTGAACTTCTTCTTGGCGGTCCGTTTCGCTATCTTCATGGCTGTTTCTAGCGATGCCCGCAATAGCTCACGGTCTTCATCGTCTTCGGTACTCCCCATGGCCGCGGATCCGTCCAGTGATTCTATCATATTTTCAAGATCACGCGCTATGTCACGTTCATCTTTAGGGGTAAGCGGTGGAAGATTAGAGTCGGGAATCTCTTTTGATGTAGAATTGCCGAGCAAATAATCCAAAGAAACATTGAATAAAGATGATATTTTGTGTAATGTTTCAGCGTCTGGAAAGCGCTTATTGGATTCATATAAAGAAATTGTTGATTCAGCAACACCTATTTTTTGCCCTAATTCCTTTTGACTCAGCGACATATCTTTTCTACAACTTTTTAACTTGGCACCGAAACTATTCATATCAACGCCCTCCTTTACAAAACGTAATATTTACTTAAATTATAACTTTACAAATAGCAAAGTACAATGTTGAAAATAAAACTTTGCAAATTGTCATGGATTACAATTCTTATACTTGACAATATGCAAAGTTAAAGCTATACTATAATCAAACATTGCGATATGCAAAGATAAGGAGGTGAAAAAATGAAAAAGGAACAGACTTTGCAAGAGCTTTTGGAAGAAAAAGGAGTAACTCAAAAAAGCCTTTGCGATATTCTTCACTTGTCTGAATCACAGGTAAGCTTGCTAGTAAGCGGTAAAAGGCGAATGTCCTTCGATACAGGAATGAAGATTGCTAAAAAGTTACGTGTTAGCCCGACTACTGTTTTTTTATCCCTAAACTTTGCAAAACGCAAAGTAAATTCATAAAGGAGGCGCGAGCATGACGAACAAAGAAAAGCTGGCCATTGTATTGCAATTAGTGAATGGGCTAAAAGCGAACGAATGGCGACGCATCAAAGCCATTATTGACCGTCAATATGAAGAAAAGGCCACCAAGCTGGCACTTGATGACCTTTCCTGCGAATCAATAAAAAGATGGTTTGATATGGAATTTAACCGGTAACAACTTGAATAAAGCTTTAGAGAGCACCTTGAAGAGTAATTCTTGATTTCGTTGAAATAAAGGAGGACCGAACATGAAGGAACAGAAGAAACTTGAATTAGATGAAATGGATGCCAACTGCATCGCCAGAATGTTGCAGTCGTACCTGTTTACGGATACCCCGTTCGCAGGATGCCGGTTCTGTAAGTATAACTGCTTTAACAAAGATGCAAAACCGACCAACGATAAACGAATCATGAAACTGCTTATGGATTTCACGGGCGTAGATTTAGGCCCGGCGGTATACGGATACCTGGAAGTCGGCGGATTCCCGTATAAAAAATTCCTGAAGAATTCCAGTGATAGAGCAAAGGAATACTTCAGGAACTTCTTCAAAGACATTTAGGGATGATTGGGTGCTTCAACGAAAAGTGGACATCGCCCATATTCGTCGAGGTGCTGGCACACCTCGGCAGCGGGACAGTCAAAAAGCATTTTCTTGTATTCATTGGTTGACTGCCCTATGAAAGCAACCTCAGCAAAACGAATTCCAATTGTTCGTTCTGACAGGGCTTGTGGGCAATAACCACAATAAGTTGAGTCTATATAACTTGTCATCGTAATCACCTCCTTCCGTACTCATCATAGCATGGTTCAACGGAGGGGGAAAGGAATAAAGGAGGACCGAACATGAAGGAACTGAAAATTTTCAATAGCCCGGAATTCGGGCAAGTAAGAACAGTAATGATAGGCGGTGAGCCGTGGTTCGTCGGCAAGGATGTAGCCATAGCGCTTGGCTATGGCAACCCGAGGCAGGGGATTGCCAGTCATGTCGATGCGGAAGATAAGGGAGTCCAGAAATTGGACACCCCCTCAGGTGAGCAGGAAATGACCATCATTAACGAATCCGGTCTTTACAGCTTAGTAATGGGGTCAAAGCTTCCGACGGCTAAACAGTTTAAGCATTGGATTACCGGTGAAGTCATTCCTTCTATCCGTAAGTACGGCGCGTATCTGACACCGGAAAAGGTGGAAGAAGTGCTGCTGAATCCAGATACGCTGATCAAGCTGGCTACAGAGCTCAAGGCCGAACGGGAGGCCCGGAAGAACGCCGAGCTGGAAGCCGCCAGTGCCAAGCAGCTCATCGGAGAGCTGAAGCCGAAAGCCGATTATACCGACCGCATCCTTTCCAGCAAAGGGACCGTGCCGACTACGGCCATTGCGAAAGACTACGGGATGAGCGCTAAGGCATTGAACCAGAAACTCCACGAACTCCGGGTCATCTACCGGATGGGGTCGCAATGGTTCCTGTACGCAAAGTACCAGGCGCGGGGCTATACCCACAGCAAGACCTTCGACTTCAAGCACAGCGACGGCCGTCCGGACTGCAAGATGCAGACCGAATGGACCCAAAAAGGACGCCTCTTCCTGTATCAGCTCCTCAAGAAACATGGGGTTCTGCCCATGATTGAACGGGATGACCAGGAAGCGGGGCACTAGGAGGCGAGAAGTATGGACGGTATAGAAATAGCGCTTGAATGGAACGCTCCTGAAATAACTATGAACGACAAAGCGAAAGAATTGCTCAAAAAAGAATTCCAACATAATTGGGAGAAAGCAATTGTGGCTAAAAGCCTGGCTCATCAATCACCGAATAAGAAAAAGGAATTTTTATGGGCGGGCAGTCGCGCTATAGGTTATAGAGAATGTTGCATTATTGTTTTGGCTTTATCACCTGGAAGTGATTATATCGTTGCAACGGGCGAGGTGGACCAGTGGGCGGCAGAAATTGAATTGAAATATGGTTTGCAGTTGATATAAGGAGAGGAGGCGGTTTGTATGAAGCCGGTTATCTCGATGACTGAGCTCATGGAGCGCTGGGATTTGAGCCGGACCGCCATCACCAAGATGGAGCAGGACGGCCTGCTGAAGCGGCTCAAGCTCCCAGGGGTCAGGTACAGCATGAAATCCGTATTAGAACTGGAAGGAATCGATTCGAAGGACTGGACGCACAGCCCATTTGAATGGAGAAGGCTCAAGGATGAGCTGGCACGGACCCAGCAGGAACTGGAGTGGTGCCGGACCTTCATCAGCCAGCTATCGGCGAATATGAGCCAATTTGAATACGAAGAAAGGAGAAAGTCGAATGAAGACCATGAAGATTTACGAACGTGGGTTGACCAGGCCAAAGCGTAAGCCTCGTTTCCGGATGATCCGGACGGGGCTGGCCATCGTGGCCGCCTTAGGAGTCGGGCTGTACCTCGGCAGCACGACGCCCTGGTCACATGCCGAAACCATTGCGAACGATGCAGCTATCATCCACGTCGTCGACACAGACGAAACACTGTGGGAAATCGCTGGCCCTATCGCTGACAAGACCGGGCAGGATATCCGGGAGATCATCTACCAGATTCAGATCAACAACGATTTGGGACCGAACCCGACACTGAAACCAGGCCAGCGTCTGGTCATCCGCTACTAAAAATGGCCGCTGCCTGAGCTACCAGACAACGGCCACATACAAAAAAATATCCACCATTATTATACCCGAAAAAGGAGAGAAAAACCATGAAGAATCAAAAAATTGAAGCTCAATTCTACGAAAAGTGTAGAGATTTGCAAGATTTCGCCAAGAGAAATGACTATACCAACTTAATTGTATTTACCCCTAGAATCGACATTGAAAAGGTTCAGCAGCAGGGGAAGGGGAAAGGACGCACAACACCGTCTGTATCGGTAAACGGAAACCTTTTGGAAGTCTACTGCATGATGTACGCGGTCTTGATTAGTATGGCGGACAATACCAGCCTGCCACTGAATACCCTCATCGACGAATTTAGCCGGTTCTGCTACGAACGTGATTTCCGGATTGAAGAAAGGAGCTGATTTTATGAAGCTAATTCAACTACACCTGGAAAACTTTCGGGGCATCAAAGAATTAGATCTGAAATTCGACGGCCAAAATGCCGCTATCTATGGGGCCAACGGATCCGGAAAGACCACCGTGGCCAACGCTATTATTTGGGCCCTCCTGGATATGCCGGCGACAGGGGAAAAAGACTTCAATCCGAAGACTGTTGGGGCACACGACCTGCACCATGTCGCTGAACTGACGGCCCAGGCGGATGACGGTTCCCTTCACACGCTGCGAAAAGACTTCTTCGAAGTGTGGACGCGGAAAAAGGGAGCGAAGAACAAAGAATTTTCCGGGCACAAAACGGAGTATAGCATCAATGGTATTCCGTTTAAGAAAGGGGCTTACAGCAAAGCAGTTGAGCGCATTTGCGGGACCTCGCTGGAGAACGTCAAAAAGATGATGGTATCAGGTCATTTCCTGGATGATCTGAGCGTCGATGAACGGCGGCAGATCTTGTTTGATATTTGTGGCGATGTCAGCGACGAAGAAGTCATGCAGGCCGAAGGGCTGGAAGACCTGCCATCTTTCCTGGCCATCCCAGGGACAGATGGGCAGACCTATGACACGGCGGAATATTTGAAGATGGCCAAGGCACAGCGTACGCAGCTGAATAAAGAATTGACGCTTATCCCGGCGCGAATCGACGAAGTTGATAAAAGCATCCAGACTGGGCCCCCGGTTCCGGCGGAAGAAGTGGAAACGTATCGGGCGAAGTTGGTCAACCAGCACAAGGCTGTTGCCTTGGAGCTCAATACCATGATGAGCCAGTCGGGTAAGACCCAGGCTATTGCTGCGGCAAAGGCCGCCTTCTCGGATGCGGCCCGGGCGTATGATGAGAAAATTCACCAGCAGAACGCCGGGACGTATCAAAAGCTGGAGGCCATGGCCGCGAAGCGCCGCGAACTGTCTGACCGGGAAGAAGATTTGCTCAATCAAATAAAATCGCTGGAAAAGGAACATGACCGGCTCTACGACATGCGTAATGACCTGCTAAAGGCCTATGCCGATGTCGATGCCCGGCAATGGGACACGGACCTGGAAGTATGCCCGACGTGTCATCGGGAGCTTCCGCCGGAACAGATTGCCCAGCTGAGAGATGAATTCAACCAGAAAAAGAGCCGGGAAAAAGAAGCTATCAACGAAAAAGGCCAGCAGTGCAGTAAGACGAAGCTGTCAGATCTGGAACAAAAAATCCTGCCTTTGTCCGAATCGCACAAAGCGGTAAAAGCGGAGCTGGCCCAGCTGATGAAAGAATCGAATCAGCTGAATCAGTCACTGTATAAGTTCCCGCGCTTCGAGGAAACAGATGAAGCCAAAGCCCTGCAGGTAAAAATCAAGGAAGCTGAATCCGCGGAAGACATCACGGCAACGGAAGCGTATCAGAATCTGAGCCACCAGGCGGCAGAATTAACGGATAAAATCCGCCGTGCCGATGTGACCTTAGCTGCCATCCGGGCCAATGATAATGGCCGGGAACGGTTACGGGAACTGCGTCAGCAGCAGACGGACACAGCGGCCAGCTTGGAACATGTAGAATATGGTATCCACCTGGTCGAAGAATTCTCGCGGAAAAAGGCGGCCATGGTAACCGACAAAATCAACGCCCGATTCAAAAATGTCCGCTTCGTACTCTTTGAGGATCAGATTAATGGCGGGCTGAAGGAAATCTGCGAACCGACCATCCAGAACGACGCTGGACAATGGGTCCCGTACAAAGCGGCCAATACGGCTGCCAGGGTGAACGCCGAACTGGAAATCATCAGCGTGCTGAATGATTTCTATCACACAAACCTTCCGGTCCTCATCGACCGGGCCGAAAGCATCAGCCATCCAGCGGCTATCCCACAGCAGACTATCCGGCTCATCGTATCGCCGGATGACAATACTTTGCGATTAAACAAGGAGGATTAATCATGGCAGAATTAGCAACTACACAGAACAACCCAATGGTTACGCCGGGCTTCTCGAGCCTGGCCGGGTTTGAAACACTGCAGCGCATGGCGCATCTTTTTAACGAATCCACGCTGGTCCCTAAACAGTTCCAGGGCAAGCAGAACTTCGGGAACTGCGTTATCGCGCTGAATATGGCCCAGCGGCTCAATGCCGACCCGCTGATGGTCATGCAGAACCTGTATGTCGTATACGGCAACCCTTCCTGGTCGGCCAAATTCCTGATTGCCATGTTCAACCAGTGCGGCCGCTTTAGCTCCATCCACTACGAAGAAGTCGGGAAGCCCGGCACTGACGGCTGGGGATGCCGCGCCTGGGCTGCAGAAATCGCCACCGGCGAACGCGTCGAAGGCCCTATCATCACGATTGGCCTGGCCAAGAAGGAAGGATGGTATGACAAGTCGGGCAGTAAGTGGCAGACAATGCCGCAGCAGATGCTCCGCTACCGTGCAGCCGCCTGGTTTATCCGGACGACAGCCCCAGAATTATCCATGGGTTTGCCGACCCGCGACGAAGCCATCGACATCGGATCAGAAACACTGGGCGTCGAAGAAGCCCAGGAAGCGATGGACCAGGAAATAGCCGCCCAGGCCAATAAGACACCGCTGCCCATCGACGTCCGCAAGGACGTCCCGCAAGACGTCCCGGCTACTACAGCCGCCAAACAGCCCGAACCGGAACGGGTACAAGGGCCGACATTTTAAATGAAGATTGATGTTCTCGCATCCGGGAGCACAGGTAACTGCTATCGCATCAGTGATGGCGCGAATTCCCTGCTCCTGGAATGCGGGATACCCTTCACCTGGATCCAGCGCGGGTGCCACTATTTTACCAGCAGTATTTCCGGTTGCCTGGTAACGCACCGCCATGGAGACCATGCCCGATGTGCTGCCGAAGTCATCCGCCGCGGAATCCCGGTATACGGCCCCCGGGATGTCGCTACGCAATATCCCGGGACCAGAGTTCTGGAGCCGCTGAAACGGTACGAAATCGCCTCGTTCGATGTCATCCCTATCAGCGTATCACACGATGTGCCGTGCTATGCCTACATCGTGTATTCAGAGGCCACCCGGGAGACTTTGGCGTATATCACGGATACGCCATACCTGCCCAATACCATTCCTGGCATCAATTACTTGATGGTGGAGGCCAATCACAGCCGAAAACTGCTGCGGGACCATGCTGCGCAAGGACTCGTGCAGCGTCATCTGGCAGAGCGGATTGTAAAGACCCATATGAGTATTGAATCAGTCGTCGAGCTCATCAAGAGCAATGACATGACAAAGTGTAAGCAGATACACCTGCTCCACCTTAGTGCGGCCAACAGCAATGCTGCTGAATTTAAAGCTGAAATCGAAAAGCTGACGGGAATCGAGGTATACGTGCATTAGAAAGGACTGTTATGGAAAGACTGAACATCAAGTATATTGACCAAATAAATGCTTTCCATGGCTGGTTGTTAACGAATCCGATTCCAGCGTCGGCGCGGATTGTTTGGTTTTCATTGATGCATTTCTGCAATAAAACCGGGTGGAAAGCGGAATTCAATCTGGCCATGTCGGCGCTGGAAACAGATACGGGATTAAGTAGGCGGACTATTGAGCGCGCCCGAAGCATCTTGCAGGAATCGGGATTGATTCATGTAAAAGCAAGGGCAGGGAATCAATCACCGATTTATAAAATCATTCCTTTTGTGCGTCAATCTGACGCACAATCTGACGCACAATCCGCCGTTGACGGTCATGATGACGCACAAACTGTCGTACAAAACATGGCTGACGGTCATGATGACGCACAATCTGTCGCACAATCTGACCACATACCTAGACATAAAGACATAAAGACTAAAGAAGATGGTGATGAGGGGGAACGCGCGCGCGCGAACCCAGAAACATGGAGCAATGTTTTGAGTGCCTATCAAAATAACATTCATCCGGTGGCCAGCCCGATTGAACGCGACCGTCTGGTCGACTTGGTGAATGATTACGGGGCAGAGTGGACCATGGAAGCCATTAAAGTGGCCGCCTTGGCCCGCGCCTCTACCATCCGTTATGTTGAAGCGGTCTTGCGGCGCTGGAGTACAACGGGGACCCCGCATCCATGGGAAGATAAACCGGACCCGTCACCTCGGGTAAGAGCGCCGCGCAACAGCAAGAAAGAGGCAATCGATACCGTGAACCGCCTGATGGCAGAATACCAAGCCCAGGAACAGAAAGGAGAGAAGGAAGATGACAGCAGAGGAAGCGACCCTACGGTCGATTGGAGTTTTGCAACTGGCGTATCGAAATGATATGCCGGAAGAACGTTTGAGGTTCTACGTGGAGATGCTTAAAGACATCCCGCCGGCGGCCTTGTCGGTTGGGGTCAAATACTGCATCAATCACTGCGATTTTTTGCCTACCATCGCAGAGATCCGGAGAGCCTCGGAAAAAGTGGCCACGCTGGCTATGGGGACAAAGCCCATCGACAGCGCCACGGCCTGGGGCAAGGTCCAGAAGGCCATCGCCGCCGTCGGCTATACCGGCGTGCCGGCATTCGAAGACCCGGTGACGCAGCGCGTCGTCGACCGGTTCGGATGGAAAGAGATCTGCCAGACGCCGACCGATGACACGGCCATCCTGCGGGCCCAGTTCCGCAAGGCTTACGAATCGGAAGCGGCCCATGTGGCCGAGGTGAAGGAATTCGCCGCGTCCGGTGTCCCAGTCCATCAGAAGTATTTGGCCGATGCCGGCCTGGCCGGCGTGAAAGAATTGACAAGCGAAGTGGCCGCCCGGCTGAAGATGCCGGAATGATAGCAGAAAAGGAGAGAAATCATGAGTATTTTAGAAAGCGTCGCGCAAGGAATCGGCGTAGGAATCAACAAGCAGTTCCAGGTCTATGACCAGGAAGGAAACCATGTGGCCGCCGCTGTTTTCAGGCTGGACCGCAGTGGATGCCAGCTCCTGGTGACTCCCAAGTCCGAGGCCTGCATCGACCCGGATACCGTACTAGGCGGCCTCATCAGCGGAAACCTCGTCCCGAAGACAAGGGTGCTGGACCATTGCCCGTTTTGCGGAGGCCGGAAAGCCCTGGTACAGCGGATGCGGTTCACTAGGGGGGGACAAATACAGATCATGTATACCGTGTACTGCCAGGATTGCCAGGCGCACGGCCCGCTTGTGGAATCCGAAGATGCAGCCGCTGATGGCTGGAATGAATAGGAGTGTGGAAGAAATGACTTGTAATGTGGTTTGGCTGCGGCAGGCCTTGACGGAATACCAAAACCGTTTGAACAACGTCCTTTTAGTGACGGCTGCGGAAATCCCGGCGCTGGAATGGCGCCGGGCCAACGGGCAATACCTCCCCAAGGCGCAGTTTATGGCGTTCGACGGGACGAAATACATCGTTGTCGACAACCGGCAGGGGCAGTTTGAAAAAGAAACCAAGGAAACGCTGCATGACTGCCTGCATTGGTTGCTGGCGTAGGAAACCCAGAAAGGATAGAGAAAGATGGAAATCAAAATCGATATGAATGGCAGTGACGTCGAGCTGGCGACGTTTTTACATAACTTTGCGATAAATCATAGCCAGAAAAAAGAAACGGCCGTTAAAACGGCAAATACGAAGAAAAAAGGCCGCCCGAAGAAAGCCGTGAAGGCGGACCCGGAACCGGCCCCGTCGGATGACATTCTGGATGATCCGGAAATGGCCGACATCGGAGCGCACATTTTCGGGGAGGATGGTCAGAATGAATGATATTTCACGGACCATGGAAAAGAAACGGGCCGAAAAAGCCAAGCACCGCTATGCAGTCGGTGCCGAAAGCGGGGCTGACTGGGGACTGACCCTCATCTACCAGGCCCTGCACGATAAGTACGGATTTGGCCGCAACCGGTTCGCCAAACTTAACGCCGCCTGGGAACACCTGGACTCGAAAGAGCACGGGTTCTCCATCCGCTGGCGGGATGAGCTGTGTGACGATTTCGGGTTCGACCGCTTCCTCAATGAGCGCGACGCCCAGCGCCTGGAACGGCTCATTACAGGGAAGACGAAGGACTGGCGCTTGCGGAAATACGTGACGGACCACGTGGCCGCCTCGGTCATCGTGACGCTGCATTCACTACGTCATGATTTCAAGTGGGGCGCGAAGCGCTTGCAGGATCTACAGCGGTATATCCACGACAACATCGACGCCGTCCTAAAGAGTAAGGTCCCTATCTGGGAATTCATGAAATGCCTGCACGTTGAATGTGGAATTGATTATCCGGCCCTTACGGCCTATGAAAAGCAGTTCGGACCGGTCGACATTTACCGCGGAAACCGCGGAGAAAGGTAGAAGAAGATGACAGAAAGATACGTTTTACAATTTCCGAGAGGCGTTGCCGTTTCGATTACGCCATACGACAAAGATAGTTTTTTTAACGAAACATTTATAAGTGAATTCAAAAGGCAGATTCGGGAGGCTTTTCAGGAATATACAGCGGGAACAAATCCTGACTACATCTTGCAGGACAAAATTATGTTCATCGATTTAATCCGTAAACTGAATTTCGAAGTATCCTCAAGACAAATCTTAAACGAATGTATCCGGAATCAAGTTGATGATACTGGTTCGTTTGACCTAGAAGATTCTTTCGACACCGACGATTTGGAGCAGTTAATCGATGAAGGCATTAGCCGATATAGCCGGAGCTGGACCAACTGGAGTCCTGACAAACATGTAAATGAAATAGCCATCCTGTTTGTCGGCATCGCTATAAAAGCGGTACTGAACTACATCCCAACACTTGAACCGAAAAAGCCGAATCGAGGTGACGAATGACATGAAGTTCGGACGATTTGAACCATGGAACGAATGTAAAGAAGACGGAGAACACTATGAATTTCATTTCCGGAATGGCTATGGGGCTTCCGTCACTCGTGGCCAGCATGATGAATTATTTGAACTGGATGTACTCAAGCGTAATCGGCGATACCCCAGATATTGGGATATCTATGATATGCCGATTACGAACGACGGCATGAATATGGAATATGACGACGTTGTGAATACGCTGGAGGACATCAGCCGCCTGAGCGATGACTACGATTTACTGCATAAAAGTTTTGTAGATCATGACGGGAACGTTGTGTTTGTAGATTAAGGAGGTGATCCGATTGATTGACATGAGCATGGAACGCGTCCGGGCCGTGATTGATAAAGCCTGCCAGGACGGGAAGAGCTACGCCACGATTGAAAAAAGCGGGGATGCTGCCGTGGACGATGCTGTCGCCCAGACTATCGACAGCATGGGCTACAAGGTAGCCATCAACCCGCAGGAAATCCTTATTAGCTGGTTTTAAGAAAGGAGAGAAAGCGATTGAATAAAGTACAGCTCATGGGCAATCTGGCCCGCGACCCGAAAGTCAGCGTGACCCGGACCGGCAAGACCCTTGTCCGGATGACGGTGGCCTGCTCCGAAACCTACAAGGGAAAGAATGGGCAGGCGAAAGAAATGACGTCGTTCGTGCCGGTGACCTGCTGGCCGCCGTCGTCGGATCTGGCGCAGAATCTCTTGAAAGGCGACCGGGTCGTCGTCCTGGGGCGGTTCACGACGAATTCGTACGAAAAGGACGGCGCGAAGCGCTATTACAGCGAAGTCACGGCGGACTACGTCGGGACCGTGCCGAAAGCCGCGAAAGCCGCCGCGCCGGGCGAATCCTTTGAGGACATGGGAAATGCTGCGGACGACGAAGAAATCCCGTTCTAGGAGGCGCCCATGGTTTATAAATTTACAATCGACGGCCGCCCGATGACCAAGAAAAACAGCATGACAAAGACCTGCTATGGACTCATCCAGTCCAAGCAGTACCGGGACTATGAGAAGGCGGCCCTGTGCCAGCTGATGACCCAGAAGCCACGCGGCTTCCGGACGATTGATTGCGCGGCCCGGATGAACGTCGAATACTACATGCCGAACCGCAAAGGCTGGCCTGATTTGTTCGGGCTGGTCCAGGCGACGGCCGACATTTTAGAGAAAGCCGGCATCGTAGAAGACGACGGCTATATCGCTGATGTGGCCTACAGCTGCATCGCAGGCGTCGATCCGGTATGGCCACGCGCTGAAATCAAGGTCATCCCCATGCCGGACGACAAACTCAACGAGCTACATCCCAAGCTTAGAAAAAAAGTCAAAAAATGATTGATGACAATAAGGTATTGGAGGAACCGAAAATGAATAAAACCGATATGATTACCGCCGTTGCAGGGAAAGCCTGCATGACCAAGAAAAATGCTGAAAAAGCAATCAATGCTGTATTCGAAGTTATCAGCGACAGCCTCGCCCAGGGGGATAAAGTCCAGATTATTGGCTTTGGCACCTTTGAAGCCCGCGACCGCAAGGGCCGCGAAGGCCGTAACCCACGCACTAACGAACCGATTCAGATTGAAGCTTCCAAGACCCCGGCTTTCAAGGCGGGCAAGCAACTCAAAGATTTAGTCAACGGGAAATAAGAGGCCGTCATGGGCAGATGCTACTACTGCCACCGGAACCTGGCCGGGCGCCGCATCCACTATGTGGTGACACCGGCTGGGAACCTGGCCCCGGTCTGTGCCGATGACCGGGAATGTAAACCGAAAGGCATCCCATGCTACGGACATAAGCCCAGGCTTAGACGATTGCCAAGGACGCGGGCGTTGAAGCGGAATCAAGGAGGAGAATGAAATGATCGATGACAAGTTGGCCAAGATGGCCGTAAATACAATTATGATGTATTGCCAACAATTTGAGAATTGCGGCACTTGTGCCATACAGGAAAATTGCTGGATATCCTTAGATTCAAGGTGTGGTGGATTACCTATTTCCCCGATTCGATGTTTTCCTAGGATGGATTTATATATGGATGCAGGCAGCTTCATAAACAGCGACATGTCAAGGACACCGAAGTTCGACCTTACACAGAAAGATAGCGCGGATTTTCGGAACTATATCAACAAAATTTTCATGGAAGAGGCGGAAAAATACGGGCTCCCGATGAGCACGGCCAACTCGATAAAATGGTCCGCAAACGGGGAAATTAAGGTCACATTCGTCGACGATGACAACAAGACGAACTACATGGGCCGGGCGAAATGCCATACCAACGACGCTTTCAATCCGGAAATCGGCATTAAACTGGCCATCGAAAGAGCGGCCCAGGCGATGCATGCGCCGTTCATTCCGGAAGAAAACGAAGCTTATTATTATGCTGGTGATGAGAACCGCATCTATAGCACCATCAATCACAATACAAATACAGATATTTTGAATATCGCAATCGGTAACTGCTTCAGGAAACGTAAAGAGGCACATGCCAATAAAGAAGCTATCATGAAACGTACTAAAAGAGCCGCAGAACTTTTGAGGAAATGTAGGGATGATAATGCTGAAGATTCTTGAATTATTTGGTGGAATTGGCAGCCCTAGAGTTGCGTTGCGTAACTTAGGAATCCACGTGAAAGCAATAGATTACGTGGAAATCGACGAAAAAGCAGTGCGAAGCTACAATGCCATGTTTGCAAGCGAACTCCCGTATAGAACGCAGGACGTTCGCGGATGGAATTTAAAACCGGATATTCTCATTCACGGCAGCCCTTGCCAGGACTTTTCCATTGCAGGCCGTCAAAAGGGAGCAGACCCCGGAAGTGGGACTCGATCGTCGCTCATGTGGGAAACGCTAAATATCGTCAAAAACATGGGATTGTGGCGACCGAGAATTATAATCTGGGAAAATGTGAAGAATGTAAGAAGCCGCTACATGGTGCATAACCATGAGCGGTACATGACCGAGTTGAAAAAGCTGGGATATACAAGTAGTTTTCGCATGTTGGATGCCAGAAACTTTGGCTTACCGCAAGCCAGACAGCGAATATTCACTATATCGGTGTTGGGCGGTCAAGATTTTGACTTTGATGCACTCAAACAAAGGCCTATGCAACCCATTGCCAACTATCTAGAGGATGGTCCGGTAGACGACTTTTATACTGTCAAAGCGCCCAGCATGTTGCGGGCAATTGGGAAAACGGGGACTGTGCGCCGTCTGCCGATTATCAAAGATTACTGCTACACAATCACGGAGCGACCAGACAGAGCGCCGGGAAGTGGCTGTCTTCCTATAGGTAATGGCAAATACAGATACTTGACGGAAAAAGAATGTTGGCGATTGCAAGGATACAGCGACAAGGATTTTGAAGCGGCTGCCAGTGTTAATTCCCGACGATCGCTGTATAAGCAAGCCGGGAACTCCATCCCCGTACCAATTTTTGAAAGCATATTCAGCGAAATGCTATAGAAAGGTGGCTGATGCAGAGCAATGACCGAGCGAGAAGCGCAGATCTTGATTGCAGACCAGCTTGGCCTCAGTGTAGTTTCCATCCCGAACGTCAGCGTACCGATTGGCGGCTGGAACTGGTATGAAGCCGATTTGATTTATTTTCGGCCGAAAAGCGGATATTTGACCGAAGTGGAAATAAAGCTTGACTATCAAGATTTTGTTCATGATTTTGAGAAAAAACACTATCATGACGACCAGGATGTCAAGTATTTCTACTATGCGTTCAGCCACGAGCTATGGGAAAGCCGAAAGACTGATATTTTAAATGTGCTGGCCGATAAGAATCCGGATGCCGGTATCATGACGATTCCCACGCCTGCGTTTCCGAACCTTATTATTCGGCGTGCCAGGCCGAGAAAGGGCGTCGATAGATTGACGCCGGAACGGCAGATGAAGTACATGCGCATCGGAGCTTATAAGTGGTGGAAGAGACACGCAGAAGAAGTCATTAGAAGATGCATTGAAGATGAATACAGGGAGGATGATGTAAATGCGATGGGTAGATGTAAATGACCAGCTCCCGATTCCGCAGCGGCGCGTGCTGGTAGCGATGCACGCAGGGACCGAATGGGAATTTAAAGCGGTGGGAATCTATTGCAACGACCATTGGATCGTAGATGGAGAAATGCGGCTTATCCCGCTGCGTGAAGTAGATTATTGGGCGCCGATTGCCTCGACGCCGAAGCGATAAGGAGGAACTAACATGACGATTATCATTGCAGGAATATTTGTACTGGTTGGAATTGCGTTGGCCATTTATTTTATAGGTGGCGAACCGTCTGTTCCTATTAAATTACGCGCCATACTTTCCGTGAGCTCTTTGGCGTTATTCCTGGGGCTTTCTGCAGCAGTTGCCTTTGGATACCCTCAGTATAAAGTGTGGGAGCAGAGCAAAGCCGGTGAAGCAGCGCTTGCGAAAGCGACCCAGGACCGACAGATTAAAGTTCAAGAAGCCGAAGCGGAACAGGAAGCCGCCAGCAAGCAGGCCGAAGCCAACAGAATCTTAGGTGAAAGTATTCGGCAGTATCCGGAATCAATGGAACAGAAATGGGTCGAAGCTATCGAAAAGACATCGAACCAGGTCATCTACCTACCGATCGAAGCGTCTGTGCCGATTACAGAAAGTTCTCGCATGGCTCAAAAAGCCAAGGCTGGAAAATAGGAGCGTGATAGGATGACGAGACGGACGGTATGGCTGGGGCTCATCATTTACGCCGTCGTATGCATGGCGGCTTTCGTGACGATGCTTATCATGATTTTTAGATGAGGTGGGATTATGGAAAACTGGTACAAACCTGGCCCGGTACATTGCCGGCAGATGACAGAAGAGGAGCGCCAGCACTACACCACGAAGAAGGCGAAAGTGTCGGACAAGCGTATGGAATCAGACATCGAGACTTACCAAGCCGATCAGATATTCAAGATTAGGAAACGGATACATTACACCTACAAGAAGGTTCACGGAAGGAGACGATAAGAAGTGCGGGACATTATTAAATATTCGTTCTACGGGGCTTGTATAACGTTTTGGGTGGCCCTTACGATAACTTTATTGTGCGTAAATAAATAGGGGGCTTATAGCGGATATGGGACGCAAAAATAAAAGACGGAAACAAAAACCGCCTTTGCTACCCTGGAACCGAGAGCCGGAACTAAATCACGGAAGGGGGACCGTCCCTCATCGGAGCCGCTGCGCATTCTGCGGGCGGCTCTTGGATGACGGGGACTTTTACTGGTTTCCGGATGAGTTCGGGCAGTTTGTGCATAAGTGCAAGGACGAGCGGAGGTGCTCCGCTCATCGCAAAGGCGAAGCCGAAAAGGCGTTCCGCCGTGCTTTTAAGGGAGGTAGTTCAAGGCGACGATTAGAGCACGCACGGAGGAAATAGCATGGCAGGAGGCATCAAACTGTATAACTGATTCATAGCGGACAGGCTGGCAAGGCCTGTCTGCTGTTCACGTTTACGAAGGAGGCTATCATGTATCATAACGACTATACCGTATTAGTGAAGGAATATCTGAACCGTTATAATGAATTCAAGCAATATGTGGCGAACGTCGAGGCGGAAATCGAAGACTATAAAGAGATGCTCAAGCTCTCGGCCGTCCCTAAGGTTCCCAGCCTGTCTCCAGCCGGCGGTTGTGGTGGTGGGGATGGGGCCAGCCCGCAGGAACGGGCGTATTTTAAGCAGGAGGACTTGGAAAAGCGTCTCGAAGACAGTTATCAAGCCCTTCTGAAAGTACTGCCGAAGGTCCGCAAGCTGGACCGGTCCCTGGATGCGCTGAAAGTGACGAATCCCGTGGACTATCGCATCATCCGCGCCCGATATATCGACGGCTCGTCCTGGGAAAGCACGGCCCGTTATGCCGGTGCCAGCGTGACCTACTGCCGGGCGGAAGCCAAGAAGGCACTGCGGCGGCTGACTGGAGCCATGTTTGGCGAAGAATCCATCCCGATGCAGATGAGCCTGGTATTTATTGACGGCAGCGAAACGAAGGGAGACGACCATGAGGGAAATTGTGGATAACTTTTTTTTCGTGTCGTTTTTTGACAGAATCGCGCAGAAAAAAATATATTTGAATACGGAAAAAGTTGGTCGGACGTGGTACGATAATAGCGTGAGAGTTGGGGATGACGCGAGGGGCTCGTGTCACGCACCAGTCCATTAGCTGCCCTTGCGCATCCCACACACTGTCACCAGATACGCGCCTCCTTGCGGTACATGGATAGTCATCGCGCCACTATCCATGTGCTGCTATACGGCGGAGTAGCTCAATGGTAGAGCCAAGGGGCCTCCTATGTTGCTGGTCCGAGTCCAGCCTCCGCCCTCTCCTTTTGGGGCGTATCTATCGTAGGGACGTAGCTCAATGGGCAGAGTAGTGGTCTCCAAAACCATTTGTTGAAGGTTCGAGTCCTTCCGTTCCTGCCGGCCATGGAAATGTGGCCGAGTTGGCTAAAGGCAGCTCCCTGCTAAGGAGCCGGGCGAGGCGGTCTCGTCCCGATGGTTCGAATCCATCCATTTCCGCCAAATACATACGAATAGGGACTTAGTTGCACGTGTCTGAGGTAGGGACATGGCAGCGGGTCCCTTTTTTACTGCAATAAAGGAGAGCGACAACATGACTATCATAGATAAACCAATCGACGAACTCATTCCTTATGCCAACAATCCACGGCATAATGATGACGCTGTTTTTGCAGTGGCAAACAGTATTTCGCAATTTGGGTTCAAGGTTCCTGTCGTTGTAGACAGGGAGAATGTCATTGTTTGCGGGCATACTCGATACAAGGCTGCTCAAAAGTTGGGGCTGAAGACTATTCCGTGCATCATTGCGGATGATTTGACGCCTGATCAAATCAATGCGTTTCGCCTGGCTGACAATAAGACGGCGGAGCTGGCCGATTGGGATATGTCGAAATTGGAAGAGGAACTCGAAGAGTTGGCCAACGACTTCGACATGGAAGATTTCGGGTTTAAGGAACTAGAAACGCTGGACGAACCATCAGAAATCGCAGACGATGATTTCGATGATGCCCCACCAGAAGATCCGAAGGCTAAACGAGGCGATTTGTACCAACTGGGAGAACATCGATTACTATGTGGGGATGCGACAGACCAGAATGATGTCGAACGCCTACTTGGTGCGGAGGCCCAGGCCGACCTGTACCTAACAGATCCGCCGTACAATGTAGCTTACGTCGGGAAAACAAAGGATGCGTTAACCATCCAGAATGACAAAATGGCTGACGGAGACTTTAGACAGTTTCTCGTTGATGCATTCTCTGCTGCGGACGCGGTCATGAAGCAGGGGGCTGCTTTCTATATTTGGCATGCTGATTGCGAGGGATTCAATTTCAGAGGCGCGTGCAATGATATCGGGTGGAAGGTTCGTCAGTGCCTTATCTGGAACAAGAACTCCATGGTGCTCGGACGCCAGGATTACCAGTGGAAGCATGAGCCATGCCTTTATGGGTGGAAGGACGGAGCTAGCCATAATTGGTATAGCGATCGCTCACAGACGACCGTGATCGACATGGACAAGCCAAGCCGGAGTGCGGATCATCCGACCATGAAGCCAGTACAGCTCTTTGCTTATCAGATTCAGTGCAGCACAAAGCCAGGGGACATTGTATATGACTCCTTCGGCGGGAGCGGGACGACTTTGATTGCCTGCGAACAACTGCAGCGCAAGGCTATGATCATGGAGCTGGACCAGCGTTATGTTGATGTTATCATCAAGCGATGGGAGACATTAACAGGGAAGTCAGCCGTACTAATGAATTGACGATTACGAAACCAGACAAGTAGGCGGTGGTGAGTATGTAATGGATGTAAAAGAACAAGCGTTCAATGATTATTTGAGAGGGCTCAAATATAAGGAACTAGCAGAAAAATATGGAGTATCCGTTAATACCATAAAATCATGGAAACGACGATATGGATGGAGCCGTGAAAAGGGTGCACACAAAAAGAAAAAAGGCGCACCCTTTTTTAATACAAACGCAGCCGGGAATAGCGGCGGCGGCCCCGCCGGGAATCAAAAAGCACGCACTCATGGTCTGTATGCGAAGTACGTTCCGGAAGAAACGCTGGAAATTATGAATGGAGAGCGTGACAAAAGTACGCTCGACTCCCTATGGGAAAGTATCTGTTTACAAAAAGCCGCCATCGTGCGAGCACAACGCATCATGTTTGTCCGAGACGCCGCGGATATTACCAAGGTGCAAAAAAGGCTGAAATCAGGCCGTGGGGGCAAAGAAGTAGAATTTGAACTGCAACTGCCGTGGGACAAACAAGCAACGTTTCTCAAGGCGCAGTCAAGAGCCATGGGTACACTGAATAATATGATTCGGCAATATGAGGAAATGCTCCACCAAAGTGCAGACAATGAAGAACAGCGCCGGCGGATTGAAAAGCTCAAAGCCGAAGTGGCCGAATTGCGCACAGATAACGATGAGGAGGATATTACTTTTGAATTCTCACGAGAACCGAAAACGGAAACGAAAAGTTAATATTGCCAATTTGATTGCCCCATCGTTCGATGAGGCCTTTTTTGATGTCGAGCAGCACCTGCATACCTTTTATCTGTTGGCGGGTGGCCGTGGCAGTGCCAAGTCATCGTTTGTGGGCGGTATCCGTATCCCCTTATCGGTAATGGAAGACCCGAATATCCATGCTGTCGTCATTCGTAAGGTCGGCAACACCATAAAGAACAGCGTCCTGCCTCAGATTGTTTGGGGGCTGGAGCAATTGGGCGTCCTGGATAAGTTCCGCGTCAAATTGTCACCACCGGAAATCACATATAAGAAGACGGGGCAGAAAATCCTTTTCTTCGGGCTGGACGACCCGGCCAAGGTCAAATCCATTAAACTTCCGTTTGGATACGTCGGCATCGTATGGTTCGAAGAATTGGACCAGTTCAGCGGCATGGAAGAGATTCGTAACGTGTTGCAGTCTCTCCTGCGCGGCGGCCCGTCCTATCAAGTATTCGGGACGTATAACCCGCCGAAGAGCCGGAACAACTGGGTCAATGAGGAAATCCTCGTGGATGATCCAGACCGTTTGGTCCATCACTCGACCTATTTATCTGTGCCGGAAGACTGGCTGGGGCCGCAGTTCCTGGCCGAAGCGGAAAAGCTCAAAGCCAAGAACGAACGAGCCTATCGTCATGAGTATCTCGGCGAAGTCACTGGCACTGGCGGAGCGGTTTTTGAAAATGTCGAGGATATGGCCATGAGTGATGAACTTGTCGGAAATTTTGACAGGTTGTATTACGGCCTGGACTTCGGCTTTTCCATTGACCCGCTGGCCTTCGTATCGATGCACTACGATGCGAAAAAAGAAGATCTATACATCTTCGATGAAATCTATCAGCAGAAGCTGACCAACAGCCGGGCCGCCGAACTGATACAGCAGAAAGCAGGCTCCGGCCGCATCATCGCCGATTCAGCCGAACCGAAGTCGATACAGGAGATGCGGAACATGGGCCTTCATGTAGGCGGAGCCAAGAAGAGCCGCGACAGCGTCGAACACGGCATCAAGTGGCTCCAGGACCGGGCTCATATCTACATCGATAAAAGACGCTGCCCGAACACGTACCGGGAGTTTGTGACGTATGAGTACGAGCGGAACCGGCAGGGGCAGTTCATCAGTGCTTATCCGGATAAAAACAACCACGCATTGGATGCTACGCGGTACGCCATGGATGACGTCATGCGCCGTTCGGCCATCCCAGGACTGCGGAAAGGAGATTTTGGGTTATGAGGATTCAGACGACAAAGACAGCGCTGTCCGTGCAGGACCTGGCCCGGATTTGCTTGCGGCATGACAGGTATTATAATCATTGCCTCAAGCTAAAGGGCTACTATGCGGGCCAGCACGACATCCTACATAAAGAGGCGCGGAATAATGGCGCTCCGAATAACAAGGTCGTGGCCAATTTCTGCAAATATATCTCGGATATGGACACGGGCTTCTTCATTGGCAAACCGGTCGCCTACGCTTCTTTTACCGGCAATGGGGACGAAGTCAAGGCGCTCCAGGACGTCTTTAAATACAACGATGAGGCCGCCCACAACATGGAACTGGCCGAAGAGGCCAGTATTACCGGTGACGGCTACGAGCTGCTGTATATGGATGCCGACGCGAATATCCGTTTCCGCCGCATCCCGTCCGAAGAGGTCATCTTAGTCTGCGACGCCTCGCTGGAAGAAAATGTCATGCTGGGCATCCGGCATTACCGTGTCTATGACCTGGACGGGGTGACTTATCAGGAATATGTCGACGTCTACGATGACAGCACGGTGACGAACTACTCGTATGATTCGGGGACGCTCCGCCTGATCAGCGCGCCGCAGCCACATTTCTTTGGTGATGTGCCCATCGTCGAATATGCGAACAATCAGCTCCATCAAGGCGACTTCGAGGGCGTCATCACGCAGATTGATGCCTACAATCTGGCCCAGAGCTGTACCATGGACGACATGGAAGACTTCACGGACGCGTACCTGTGCCTGGCCGGTATGGGCGGGACTACAGGCGAAGACGTCCAGGAGATGCGGCGCAATAAATTATTGCTCCTGGACAACACGGGCGACGCCAAATGGCTCATCAAGAACCTGAACGACACGTATATCGAGAACATGAAGAGCCGCCTGGAAAAGGACATCCACAAGTTTTCGAGCGTGCCGGACATGAGCGATGAAGCTTTTTCTGGCAATGCATCGGGCGTGGCCATCAAGTACAAACTGATTGGCATGGAACAGATTCGCAGCCGGAAAGAGGTCGCCTTCCGGAAAGGGCTGCAGCGGCGCATTGAACTGATTGCCGATATGCTGCGGACCAAAAGCGCGGCCGATATTGACTTTCGGGACATTGAGATTGTCTTCACGGCCAACATCCCGGCCGACATCAAGGAACAGGCCGATATTGTTAAAGAGCTGTATGGACTTGTGCCGCAGAAACGGCTGCTGTCCCTGCTACCTTTCATCGCAGACCCGGCCGCCGAAATGGATGAGCTCAAGCGTGAAGAGGCGGACCGGCAGGACGCCTATGGGAGTGATGTAACGAATGACGAACGAGGAGTACTGGTCCCATCGGATGGCGGAGCTGGAGGAACAGTGGAATAGGAAAAGCCGCAAGGAGCTGGAAGCCGAACTGGTGACCTATTATCGCCAGGCGCTGGCCCACATCCAGAAGAATATAGATGCCCTGTACGCCCGCTTTGCTGATGACAACGGCTTGACCTACGTCGAGGCGTCACAGCTTTTGCAGGGGAGCGAATACCGCATCTGGCGTATGGACATTGAGGACTACCTCAAGCAGTACAAGGATACCGGTGACAAGGCCATCCTCCAGGAGCTGAACGTATTGGCCATGCGCAGCCGCATCACCCGGCTGGACAAGCTATACACGGAAACCCTGGTCCACCTGGCTGACTTGACGAAAAAGGCCGAGGACGCCATCGACAGGTATTTCCCGACGGTTTACCAAGATTTCTACTATCACAGTCTATACGACATGGGCCAGAAAATAGGCCTGAAAGCCGCTGTAACAGCAGTTGATGGCAAACAAGTGTTATCTATCCTAAAGACACCTTGGAGCGGTAAGAACTACAGCCAGCGCATTTGGAAGGATAATGCACATCTGGGCAAGACTATCAAAGACGTCGTTACCCAGGCCACACACCGGGGGACGGATATAGAAACCTTGTCGCGGCTGGTATCGCGCCGGATGGACGTCGGGGTGAGCAATGCCCGCCGCCTGGTCCGGACGGAGCTGAACTTCACTGAGAACCGGGCCGCGTTCGACAGTATCAAGGAAGCGGGAATGAAGTATTACCGGTTCTCGGCGACGCTGGACCGGCGGACATCGGCAACCTGCCGGGACCACGATGGCCATGTTTATCCAATCGACGAATATCAGCCAGGCAGTACGGCCCCGCCGCTTCATCCGAACTGCCGCTCTACCATTGCGGGAAGCCTGTATGGGCCGGATAAAAAGAAGACGGGGACACGCATTGCCAGGAATGACAAGGGCAAGACGTATTATGTGCCGGCTGACATGACGTATGAAGAATGGTATAATATATATGCAAAGAATCCATCGACAAATAAATTAATAGGTTTGGATACAGTTAATGGCATTACAATAAACGGTTTATCAAAACATCAGCAGGAACGGGTTGATGAACGCAAACTAAAAGCTGATGATATAAAAGATGCTCTAATGAATCCGATGCATATTGATGAGGTACGAGAAGATTCAAGAGGGACATCTCAACGATTTATTGGAGAAAAAGTAACTGTTAATGTGAATACTATTACGGGCATTATTATAACGTCATGGAAGACAGGGAAAAGTAAACTTCGTAAATATAAGCGGGGGAGCAAATATGATGAATGATATGTTAAAAGTAGCATTTACAAATCAAGAGCTGTCATTTTTAAAAAAAATTGGTTTTAATGTGAATTGCAATCTGAATATTGATATTGCTGATGAAATTGTTGATAAGCTTGGCTATGATGATACGGGCATAGCAGCTGACATCATCACTAAGATTACTACAAATAAAGATTGGTGAAGTTTTTCATGGCACCTACCATTATGTTAGGTGCTTTTTTCATGCCCAGAATGGGAGGATGTTATGCATTTAGACTGGTACAACAAGGCTCCACGGAAGACGGGGCCGCCTAAACAATTCATATTTTCAGCGTCTGAGTGATCAGGCGCTTTTTTCATGCCAATTTTAGGAGGGATACACATGGCAGATGAATTCAAGTTCGACCTGCAGCGGTTCGCCGACGGCGGCGCCGAAGGCGGCGCAGACGATACGACGGGCGGCACCGAAGGCGATAAGGGCGGGAAAGGAACCCCGGACGCTCCGGAAACCAAGACCAAAGAAGAGCAGGACGCGGACGTACAAAAACGGATTGATGATGCAGTGAACCAGGCTAAGGCCCGCTGGGAGAAGGAATACCAGAAGAAAGCCGACAAGGCTAAGAAGGAAGCCGAACGGCTGTCCAAACTGTCCGAAACGGAGCGGGCCAAAGAAGAGCAGGAAGCCATCAAGAAGGAATTGGAAGCCAAGGAAAAGGAACTGAACCGGAAAGAGCTGAAGCTCGAAATGGTAAAGGTCCTGTCAGACCGCAAGATTCCCGTTGAATTCATGGACTACCTCATCGCCGACGACAACGAATCGACGATGGACCGCATCAAGACTTTTGATAAACAGTTCAAGAAGGCCGTCGAAGCGGCTGTCAATGAAAAGCTGAAAGGCAAGGCCCCGAAGGCTGGCGGCACCGGCGTTGGCGGCAATGGCGGTGGCAGCGCCAAGAACAGCTTCTTTGAAGCCATTTACAAGAATCAGGCCAAACGATAAGAGGAGGAATACAATATGGCAGACGAATTATTTTTGAAAGACAATTTGAGTGGCTTCGTGCCGACCCCGATTGCATCCGACATCATTGCGGACGTCGTCCGCGGTTCTAGCGTCATGCGACTGTCCACGGTCCAGCCGATGGAATCGGAAACGAAGAAATTTCCGGTCATGGTCTCCGGCCCTGGCGCGTACTGGGTCGGTGAAACGGAACGAATCAAGACATCCGTTGCCAAATGGATTTTCCCGGAACTGGTCGCCAAGAAAATCGGCGTCATCATTCCGGTCAGCCGTGAAAAACTGGAAGATACGACCATCGACGTCTTCTCGGCCATCAAGCCCTATGTAGCCGAAGCCTTTTATAAGGCCATCGACGCAGCCTGCTTGTTCGGTACGAACAGCCCGTTTGCAAAAAATATCTTAGGGGTAGCGACTACCGGCAAACAGACCGTTGCCGAAGGCACGAATAAATCGTTAGACCTCGACATTTCCGACACGATGGCCTCGGTTGAAGCCCAGGGCTTGGACGTTGATGGCTTCGTTGCCGGTTATGATCTGAAAAACTCCCTGCGCAAGCTGCGTGATGCCAATGGCAACCAGCTCTATGTACAGGATGTGGACCAGTCCACGCTGTATGCTCAGCCGATTGAATTCTGCCGCAACGGTGCCTGGGATGCCACGAAGGCCCGCGCCATCGCCGGCAACTGGAAATACTCGCTCATCGGCTTGCGCGACCAGATTCAGTATGAAACGCTCCGTGAAGCTACCCTGTCGACGGTTACCATGGCAGATGACAAGCCGCTGTCCTTGGCAGAAAACGACATGGTTGCCATCAAAGCCACCATGCGCCTCGGATTCCTGCCGGTCAAGGAAACGGCTTTTGCGGTCCTGACTCCGAAAGCCACCACGGCCGGCGGTACGGGCAAATAGTCCCCGATGAGGGAGGAGGGATAAGCCATGAATTATCTCACACCCGATGAGGCGGTCGAGAAAATCGTCGATGCCGTCACACAGAACTCGACAGACACATACCAAGCCGAACGCTTAGCCCAGAAATTCGTCTATGACGTCCTGGACTACTGCAACCGGGAAGATTTCCCCAAGGCCCTGGTCTTTACGGCCGAGGATATGGTGACACGCTGGCTGGAAGATACCGAAGACGGCGGCCGGGCTCCCTTGAAGAGCTTGACCCAGAACGATACGACGTATCAGTTCGCCGTGTCGGAAGTATCCTCGACGGGGGACCCCAGGGAAGAAGATTTCGACCGTCTCAAACCTAAATTGAACCTGTATCGGCGCCCGAAGAGTCTCTAGGGGGTGGTCCTATCAGCTGGAAACGATGCAAGCGTATGCTCAACAAATACATGTATGCCGACCGCGCCACCGTGTACCGGCAGCAGGCTGTGAAAGACGACGACGGAGCCGATGATTATGCCATGCAGGTTGTCTACCAGGACCTCCCGTGCCATCTGACGCAATACGGCAAAGAGCTGCAGAGCGGCCAGAACTCACGAGAGTTCTTCACAAAGACGGACCTGCGCATCTGCCTGGATCCGGAATACGACATTTCGCCGAACGATGTCCTAGTCATCGTGCATGTCGGCCAAACCTTTACGCTCAATGCAGCGAAGGCTTTCAAGTATCCGGACCATCAGGAAATCAGCGTCCGCAGAGAGGATGAGGCGTAATGGCGATGCTCTTTGATGACGGGTTCTCGGCCTTTGACGACCGCCTGGCGGCCATTGAAGAAAAGGGGGCCTCGAAAATGGACAAATTCGTTGCCCAGGAAGCGGAAGTTATCATTGGGAAAATTAAGGATAACACGCCGACCCGGACGGGCCGGCTCAAGAACGGCTGGAAACATTCCCGGGCCATACAGGGGAAGACAACGATTTACAACAACGTCAAATATGCCGCCCACGTCGAGTATGGCCATCGCCAGACGCCGGGGCGGTATGTGCCGGCCATCGGGAAGCGGCTGAAGAAAGACTTCGTCCCAGGCAAGAAGATGATGCATAAAGGCATGATGGAGGCCGGGCAGACCTTCGAGGCAGATTCTGAGGCCATTTTTAAGGCGGTGTTGGACGAATGATGACGCTCCGCGAGATAAAAGCGGCCATCGTGGCCGTACTCAATCAAAACTTCAAAGACTATAAGGTGCATTTCGATAATGTCGAGAAATCGGATGCGCCTTATTTTTATGTCGAGTTCATGCCGACGGCCACGACCGTGGACGACCTGTTCAGTGACCGATTGATTCAGGTGGACATTACCTATATCCACCCGAAAGACATTATGGGACGTGTGAGCCGCACGGCTGTCTTCGAGGTAGCCGATGCCCTGGACAAGATTTTCCGCCCTGTCCTGACCGTCAAGGACCGGCATATTACGATTCTCGACGCAGAGATGACCATTGTCGATGACATCCTGCATTACATTTTCAATCTTGATTTCCGTGACAACTTCGAGGATGCCGGCCGCATCCAGTATGAACTGGCCCAGCACCTGGAACTGGAAATCAACAAGCTCAATCAAACGGAAGGGGAATAGAATATGGCAAATGAACAGGAATTGTTCGGCATGCCGCAGATTATCATCAATTTCCGTACCAAGGGGACGACGGCTATCAAGCGCAGTGCCCGCGGTATTGTAGCGATGATCCTGCACAACGAAACCAAAGACGAAATCCATAATTACACTATCCGCGACGTTTCCGACATCCCGGATACAGGCCTTACAGATGAAAACGTGGACCTTATCAAGAAATGCCTGTTCGGTACGCCGCTCCGCATCCTGGTCTACACGCTGCCGAATACGAACGTCGACGGCGCCACGAAGACCCAGGCCAATGTCCTCAAGATGCTGACCAACATCAAGTGGAATTGGCTCTGCGCACCGACAGCCTCGGTGCAGGAACAACAGGACCTGGCCTCGTGGATTAAGGCACAGCGCGACAATAAGCATAAGACCTTTAAGGCCGTGTTATCGGGCCAGGCCGCAGACCATGAAGGCATCGTTAACTTCTGCACAAACGACATCAAAGTACAGACCAATACAGACAGCCTCGGCAATCCGATCTATACGACGTACACGGCATTGCAGTATACGGCCCGTATCGCCGGCATTTTGGCTGGCCTGGCTCTGGACCGCAGTGCCACGTACTTCAAGTTGACCGAAGTCGAAAGCGTTGAAGTCTATGAAGACATCGATACGTTGATTGACAAAGGCGAACTGCTCCTCATTGACGAACAGGATGGCGACGGCGTCAAGATTGCCCGCGCCTGCAACAGCTTGACGACCTTCACCACGGACAAGGGCGAAGAGTTCCGGAAAATCAAGATCATCGAAGGCATCGACATGGTCACCGACGACATCCGCGATACCTTCAAGAAGTATTACGTGGGCAAGGTCATCAACGACTACAACCACAAAATGCTCTTCATTTCGGCCATCCTGGTCTATTTCTCGGAAATCAAGGGCAATGTGCTGGATGCCGATGCGCCCAACACGGTCGACATCAACACGACCTGGCAGAGCAATTACGCAAAACTCCATGGTGATGACCCGACGACCATGTCGGTCATGGAAATCCGCCAGTACAACACCGGCGATACGCTGGCCCTGGTCGGTGACATCCGCTTCGTGGATGCCATGGAAAACTTGAAGATTGATTTCACGCTGTAAGGAGGCCTGACAAATGGCAAGAAGCGAATATGACGTAAAATATCGCGGCAACCGGCGCTGGAACGGCTCCCACGGGAAATTATGGTGGGAAGGCGAGCTCATCTTTGAAATTGAATCGTTCGAAGTCGACGTCGAACCGAACCGCGAAGATGTACTTATCGGGAACAGTGTAGACAGTAAGATCGTATCCCTCAAAGGTGCGGGGACGCTCAAAATCAAGAGCGTCATCAACCGGAATCTGAATAAATACCTGGAAGACTGGAAGAGCGGTCATGACCCGCGCACGACGCTGGTCGGCCTGGTCGAGGACCCGGATATGATTGACGCCCAGAAGGAACGCATCACGCTTGATAACGTCTGGTTCAACAAGCTGTCGCTCATGAATTTTGAAAAAGGGAAAGTCATCGAAAAAGAATACCCCTTCGGCTTTACGCCGGAAGACGCTGCGTTTACGGAAACCGTTGAATAGGAGGAGAGTATACCATGGCAGTTAGCATTCAGGAATTGATTAACCAGAAAGACAAAATCGAACAGAAGAAACAGGAAACCTTTGACCTCAACACCAGCGTCGGCAAGCTGACGGTCAAGAAAATCACGAAAGGCCTCATGGCCGAAATCATGGCCATCACCGACGGCTCCGACGAATACTGCATCTTGCAGACCGTCGTCGAACCGAACTTGAGGGACGCCACCCTGCAGCAGGCCTATGGCTGCGTCGAACCGACGGACATCATCGACAAATTGTTCGATGCCGGCGAGATTCCGGCCATTGCCCGCAAGATTTCCCAGCTGTCCGGCTATGGGAAAGACATCGAATCGAAGGTCCATGAAGACGTAAAAAACTAATCCAAGAGGACTGGGAAGCGGCTACAGCGGCCGCCCTGGTCCTCCGGGGCCATCGACTGGACTATTTCTTCGGCCTGAACCGGCTGGAGAAGATATTCTGCTATGAGGCTGTCTGCCTGGAACAGCAGCGTGAATTGGATTTGGCGACGTTGCCATTGAAGAAAGGGGGCCGTTAGGCTGTGAGCAACTATGTTTTGAGCGCTACGCTGGAACTCAAGGATCAGTTTACGGCGCAGGTCAATAAAGCAAGGTCCGGCTTCAAGGGCTTGACGGAAACCCTGAAAAATACGGGGAGCGCCTCGGATGCGGCCGCCGCCGGAATGGGAAAAGCCGGTACAGCGGCTGTCAAAGCAGCCGGCCAGGCAGACCGTGCTAAACGGTCCTTCCAGGGCATCCGTGGCATCTATGAAGCGACCATCCGTGCCAAGGACGACGCCACGGCGAAGATCCAGAAGGTCAAGACGGAGCTGAACGGGCTCAAAGGGAAGGCCTATACCGTGGCCATCAACGTCAAGCAGAATGGTGATATTGGCGGCATGAAGGATAAACTATCCGGAATGGCTGCTGGGGCCATGGCCGGCCTTCCAGTACAGGCTGCCGGTTTTGCCGGCCTTGGATATGGCGTCTTTGATGCCGTCAAGAATTATTCTGATTTCACGGCTCAGCTGTCGCAAATCAAGGCAGTCACTGGGTTGGATGCGGAAGCTATGGACGCTGTCAAAGAAAAAGCACTGGAACTCGGCGCGGATACGCAGTTTAGTTCGACGGAAGCGGCCCAGGGGATGACAGAGCTCTTGAAAGCCGGCGTCAGCGTTAAGGACGTTCTTGGTGATGCTTCGCAGGCAGCCCTCGATTTAGCAGCGGCCGGCCAGTTATCCCTTCCGGAAGCGGCGGAAATCATGAGTACGGCCATGAACGCCTTTCATATGGATGATGCCACTCATGCAGCGGACATCTTGGTCGGTGCGGCTAATGCCAGCGCAACGGGCGTCCAAGAATTGAAGTATTCTCTCTCTGCTGTCTCGGCTGTTGCGGCCGGGGTCGGTATGAGTTTCGACGATACCAACACGGCCCTGGCAGTCTTCGCCAATAACGGCCTGAAAGGGTCTGATGCAGGTACGTCTTTAAAGACGATGCTCATGAACCTCTCCCCGCAGACGAAGCAGGCCACCGAAGAAATGCAAAGACTCGGTCTCTTGACCGACGAAGGAACGTCTAAATTCTTCGACCAGGAAGGCCACCTGCGGTCCCTCTCAGACATCGCCGGCCTTTTGCAGGAGCATCTATCCGGTTTAACGGATGAAGAAAAGATGAACGCCTTGTCGACCATGTTTGGCTCGGACGCTATTCGTGGCGGCATGATCATGCTGCGTGAAGGCGCCAAGGGCGTCAAAGACATGAACGCAGCCATGAAAAACATCACGGCCCATGAAACGGCCAAGGTGGCCATGGACAACCTGCGCGGCTCTCTGCTCCGTTTGAAGAGTGCCTGGGAAAATCTGACTATCAAGCTCTTAGACCATGGCGTCGGCGATGGCTTGCGGAGCTTTACCGATGAATTCGGCAAGCTGACGTCGCATTTTTCCGGCCTTCTTGATGACGGCTTACAGGTGACGGACGTCATCAAGATTGTGGGAGAGGGCATCAACGACCTGAAAAATAAGTTCCTGGCCTTTGACGGTATCGGGTCGGTACTGGCAGGCGGGGCCTTAGCCGTCGGTTTGAAAAAGATTTACAACCTGGCCATAAAGGTCAAAGACGTCATCCAGGGCATCCCGAAGAATCTTCCGGGCGGTACGCCGACCGGCGGGAATGGGCTCCCCAGCACGTCGTCCGTAAAAGATATGGTCGTCACGGCGACGAACGTCATCATCAACAGCAAAGGGGCACCGACCACGGCGCCTACTTCGGCACCACCGACGAACGCGCCGGTTCCGGTCCCAGAAGGAACTCCCAAAGGGACTCCGAAACCAGGATGGGGCGCCCGGCTCAGCAGCTGGGCGAAAAGGGTGCCATGGATTGGGTCGGCTATCGCATTAGGTGGAACCGCTCTTGATGTGGCTTATGCCCCGGAAGGAGAAAAGCTGTCTACAGCTGGTCGGGATGCGGCTGGGCTTGCGGGCGGTTTTGCTGGCATGAAAGCTGGTGCCGCGTTAGGTGCTGCTGCCGGTTCTTTTATTCCTGGCGCTGGTACGGCAGCCGGTGCGATTGTAGGCGGCATTGCCGGAGGTATCGGCGGTGACATCATCGGGCAGAAGCTGGCCGAAGCCTTCCAGAGCATCAACTGGGATTCCTTTAGCCAGGTCATCAACGAAAAGAATGCCGAGTGGAGCCAGACCTTTGCTCAACTAGGACCGACTATAACCAGTACCTTTGAAGGTATCCGCCAATCAATGAGTGATACCGATGACTGGCTTACCGGGAAACAGGCCGAACTGCATCAGTATATGGCTGACTCCTGGGAAGGCATTAAACAGTCCGGGGCGGATACCTGGGAGAGCATCAAGCAATCCGGCGTCGACTCCTGGAACATGATTTGCCAGGTGGCCGATGAAAAGAACGCCGAGTGGAGCCAGACCTTTGCCGATGCGAAAGACGCAGCTGGCGGCTATCTGGCCGAACTGGAAGAATCAGCCAGTACGACCTGGGAAGAAATCAGCAGTGGCGCTTCGTCCATGGAAAGTAACATTGCCAGTGCCTTCCAATCGGCCAAGGATGAAGCCGAGGCGGCCTGGGACGGCGTAACGGGATGGTTCGAAGAGAATGTATGGGGACCGCTTTCGGAACGTGCACAGAGCGCCTGGAGCAGTTTACAGTCTACCATAGCCAATATACAGTCCTCGGCCAGCTCGTTTTCCTTCAGTATCCCCAGCATCTTCTCCGGCCATGCGACTGGCTCGTCATTTTATGCCGGCGGCTGGACGGAAATCAACGAACGGGGCGGCGAAATCGTCGACCTGCCGCAGGGAAGCCGTATCTATCCACACGCCACAACGGAACGCATGATTCAAGCCGAGCTGAAAAGCAGCCGCTCGTCTGGCGGCGGCCCGGTCGTCATCAAGGGCAATACCTTCTACGTCCGCGAAGAGGCCGACATTGACCGCATCGCCTATAAACTGGCGAAACTGATTTCACAGGGCCATATCAATTACGGAGGTGGTTATTGATGAGCTTGGGAGGTTTAGGCAATACCATACAGGTCCTTTCGGCCATCTTCTCTAACGGCGGAGGCGCCGGGCTGAAACGGGAAATCATCATCGAAGGGCCGACGGGGAAACTCATCCTGCCGGTCACGCCGGCCAAATATACCGTCGGCGATGGCCAAAAAAACAAGGTTGTCGACATCACGCAGGTCGGGGAAGCCCTGGTCTTCGGGATGCCGAAAGCTAGGACTCTGTCCTTCTCCGGCTTCTTCCCATCACTTACCCATGACTACCCTTTCGTTGTGGGCGACTACACAGACCCGTCGTCCTGCGTCGAGAAGCTGACCGAGTGGAAGGCGGCCCGGAAGGCCGTTCGCGTCATCATTACCGACTCTCCGGTCAATATGATGTGCGGCATCATGGAATTCTCCTACTGGGAGCAGGACGGCAGCCGCGACATCTACTACACGCTGAATTTCACGGAGTACAAGGAACTCAACGTTCCGACGGCGAACAACGACAAGCCTATGACGATAAGACGGGCCTCAAGGTCCGCCCAGTTGACCTGGACCAGAAAATCAAGGAAGAGCAGTCGCAGATCTCGAAAGGCAAGGCCCTGTTCCAAAAGGCCTGCGACGTCATGGACGTGGCCAAGAAAGCCTATGGTGACTATAACCACTGGCGCCGCGTCGTCAAGAGTAATAACCTCAAGAGCCTGGTCATCAATAATGCTGGCAAGATTCGGAAGTGGGTGATTAAGAATTGATTATCAAGCATAAGAGCGTCAAGACGGAAACCACGACCGACGAGAAGGGCAACCAGACGACGAAGCAGACTGAAACGATAGATGATTTGTCCCGCCTCACCGTGGGAAGAATCACCTGGGAGGGTTCCCGGCTGCAGGTGGCCCGAAAGCTGACCTTCTCGTACGTTCAGGACGCCCGGGACCCGAACCTGCCGAACTACGTCATCAACTGCGGTGAAACCGTCTATGGATATGATGAAGACGGGAACCTGCAATTCCAGGGGAATGTCTACTCCATCGAAAAAGACGTCCAGCAGTCTACAGTAACGGTTACAGCCTACGACAATCTGTTCATCCTCTGCCGGTCGAAGACGACGCGGAAATTCACGGATATGCTGGCCGAAGACATCGCCAAAGCCGTATGCAATGAGCTGGGTATCAAAGCCGGAAAGCTGGCCGAGACGGGCAAGAAGGTCTCTTTTATTGCCCAGGAAAAGACCGGCTATCAGATTATCATGATTGCCTATACCGACGCGGCCAAGCAAATCAACGCTCATAAGGAAAACAAGGACGACCCGGACGTGCTCTTCCATCCCATCATGCGAGGCGATGAACTGGACGTCATCAAGAAAGGCGAGCTCATCGAAGGGCTGGCGGCGGACCAGTACGTCAATATCGAGAACAGCCAGTACAAGGAGTCCATCGAGGACATGGTCAACAGCATCATGATTACCGACCAGCAGGGCAACGTCACGGGCTATCAGACGAAGGACGAATGGATACAGAAATATTCTATGGTCCAGGACGTCTATAAGACGAACCCGAACGACAATGCCCAGGAGGCTATCAATAAGCTGTTCCACGGGCCGGACCGCTCCGGTATACTCCAGATGACGGGCAGTTATGCCGCTAAATCGTCATATTCCATCCAAATCCGGGACATCCTGACGGAATTGTGCGGGAAATTCTGGATTAAATCCGATACGCATACCTTCGAGAACGGCATCCACGAGATGCGGCTGGAAATCGAGTTCGAGAACCTTATGAACAAAGAAGAAAAGCCGAAAGATACGACTGTCAAGACCAAGACCGGGCGCACGGCCTCGGCCATCGGCGGGGCTAATTTAGAGGCGTCAGCGGGCGTACAAGCTGGCTTTGCTGCCTGGGAAGGCGCTACCATGCCAGATGGCCGCAACGGTTGTGTAGAGGCCGCTACGCGTATTGGCAGCTATTATAGTCCCTTCTTGAAACAAGAATGTGATAACGGCGTCGCCTCGGTGCCGACGTTAATGGCTGATGCCGGTGATGCTGTTATCCCCTTTGACGAATCGAACCTGGAAGTCGGTGACTGCGTCGTCTTTGATGGCGACGAACACGTTGTCGTCTATGCCGGCGATGGCCAATATGTCGGTAATAATTCCAGCGGGAACGGCGGCGCCGGGGCTGTTGGAACCGGCGGTATCTATAACATCGGCATGACGCCGACGTCCATTATCAAAACGAGTCATATGTAGGAGGTGACCACTATGGCAGGAATCCCGTCGGCCTCACAGTCTGCGGCGGCCATCGTCGATGTGATGCACAGCGTGGTGCAGGGCGACCTTCCGCGCGGCGCGCAGGTCGGCATTGTCGTAAGTCCGCCGCCGTCACTGGTGGTCAAGATGAATAATATTGAAATTACCGCTAAGGACGTCTACTGCTCACGTTATCTGTTGCCTGGATATACCCGCCATATGGTCGGCCAGACAAGTGACCGGGCGGGCGGCTCGGGGGATGCGGCCTATGAGAGCCATAACCACCCAATCGATAACGATGAGACCTGGATGGATACGCTGAAACCGGGGACGCTGGTCCTCTTGATACCGATTTACGGCCAGAACGAGCAGCTGTACTGGCTGACAGACAGCGGGGTGAAATTATGAGTGCAGAATATCCCTTTACCGGGGCCGTATCTGTCAATACCTATACGTCAGATCTGCCGGTCCCGAAAGAATATGCCTGGGACTTTGACCAGGACTGCTTTTTATATGATAAGGTAGGCCGGCACATCATCGTCGAAAAAGACGAGGCCATTAAGGTGTGGATCTACAAAGCCCTCAGCACAGAGCGCTTCCGCTATCTGGCATACAGCTGGCAGTACGGCATTGAACTCAGGCCGTTCATAGGCAAGGTCATGGGGATACAGCAGAGATACAGTGAAATCAAACGTGTCATTGTCGAGTGCCTCATGGTGAATCCCTACATCAAGAGCATCGACAGCGTGGATATCTCACACGATGGCGATAAAGTTTCCATAGCCATTGTAATTTCGACGATTTACGGGGAGGTGAGCGTGGATGTATGAAGCGCGTGAACAAGATGAGATTTTAACCGAATTACAGCAGAACGTCGGAAATGACGCCTCCAGCTATGAGGGCACCTTTACCTATGACGTCCTGGCCGCAAACAGCATCGAGTTCGCCAAACAGGAAGTAGAACGGGAACAGGGCTATAAAGCTGGATTCGCACAAACCGCTTGGGGAGGATATCTGGATCTGCGGGCCGAAGAGCACGGCGTTTTCCGTCGGCAGGCTGTCAAAGCGGTGGGGACCGTGACGGTCACGGGTAACGGCATAGTCCCTCTGGGCAGCGTCTTCCAGACGCCAACCGGCATGGCCTTTTATACGACGAAAGCAGTTACTATTGCCAAGAGTGGAGACATCCCTATTGAATGTACGGCTGGCGGTAAAAATGGCAATGTCGACGCCAAGACTATTACGGTCATCCCAATGTCCATCCCGGGTATCAGCAGTGTCACCAATGCCCAGGCGACGCACGACGGATTTGATGAGGAAGACGACGCATCCCTGTATAATCGCCTCATTTTCAAGGTACGCCAGCCAGCCACGTCGGGTAATAAGAACGAATACATCCAATGGGCTACCTCCGTGGCAGGCGTCGGGAAAGCCGTCGTCATATCGCTGTGGAATGGCAACGGCACTGTCAAAGTGTTGATTACCGATACAAACGGGAATCCGGCATCTGCTGATTTACAGAAGAAAGTTGCAGCTTACATTGAGACCGTGCGTCCTATCGGGGCCACCGTCACCGTAGCTGCCCCGACGATTTTTGCGGTCAAGGTAGCTGTGAAACCACTGAACAGCAAAAATGCCGATGCATCGGCAATCCAAGCAGTTATCAATGACTACTTCGGGTCGCACCAATTCAATAACATCAGCATCACCTGCGCCATGATTGGGAAGATGATACTGGAAAACGCCAGCTGTGGTGTATCCGACTATGAGTCGTTGACCATCAATGGCAGTTCGACCATGGTTACGGTCACGACGGACCAGATTGCCCACTGCACTGAGGTGACTATCAATGGCTGATTTTAATTTCCTTCGGGTTGTCCCAGTGGACCTCAAACGTTATCTACCGCAGTTCTTGGAGAAGGACCCGACTTTCTCCAAGACACTGGAAGCCTTGTCCGCAGAGCACGAAAAGCAGCGCCTGCGGCTCATCGATGTAACGAAGCAGTTCTTTATCACTACGGCCACCTGGGGCCTTGCAGACTGGGAAGAATTCCTGGACCTTCATCCAGATCCGGGCGATTCCGACGAGAAACGACGGGCACGTGTCCTGATTGCCCTGCGGGGCTCGCAGACGACAACACTGTCTAGAGCCCGCGACATCATCAACGCCTATGGCAATGGCTACGTCGAGGAGCATAACGACCAATATTATTTCATCATTTTTACGACTCGTACCGACGCTGCATCCATCGCAGAAATGCGGAAGACCATCGAGATATATAAGCCGGCTCACCTGGGATGCTATGTCTACTTAGGCTGGTCCTGGGATGGCAAGATTCGATTTGATGGTACCTATACATACGGCACCAATACGGAAGAATGGAGTGGAAACAACAATGGCTAACTACTTAGATAAATGGAAAACGGATTTTCCAGAAACAGTTAATAACCAGACGCGTCCGGCAAATGGTATCGACAACTCGCTGGCATTCAATACCGATGGCTTTCCGCAGCGTATCACCAGCGACCCGGTACACGCAAAACTCGAAAATGATATGGCACAGCAGCTGTTCTCCAATGACCAGCGTCTGAAAGAAGCCATTGATTCGGCTGGAACTAAAGAAAGTGATCACGAAAAGGCATCCAATGCGCATACTAATGGCATTGCGGGTAATGCTGGCAGTGCGACTAAATTAGCGACAGCACGGACCATCCAGACCAATCTGGCGTCGACGACGGCTGTCTCATTTAACGGCACAGCAAACGTCACACCTGGCGTCACGGGTACGCTTCCGGTTGGTAATGGCGGCACAGGCCAGACGAACCTGGACAATGTCACCGTCGGGACCTCGAAGAAAGTCCATACGACGGTATCGTCTGGTGCAGTCGGAGAGTTACTCAAAGCGACTATGGGTGACAATGATGCCTTTCGTATCGCTGTCGGTGGTAGTACGAACGCGAGATATGCAGAAATCGCGACAGCTGACGATGGTACAGAACCCATTTACGTTCGTCAGTACGGCGATGATAAGTCCGACGGTTTTGTAACTCCGACCCGGACGGCGACGCTTTTAGATGCCAGCGGCAATACGCAGTTCCCAGGGAGTGTCACGGCCCCTAGTTTTGTCGGTAATGCGTCTTCTGCCGATAAGTGGGAAACGGCCCGAACCTTATCCTTGAGTGGCAGAGCGGCTGGTAGTGTATCCATGGATGGCAGCGCGAACGCCACGCTCAACGTGACTGATGTCGGTTTGGCCGATAAGGCTACGGCAGACGCTAACGGGAACAATATTTCGGATACGTATTTCAAATACACTGGAAAAACAAGCATGGCCGGGGACGGCTCGCTGTGGACCCGCAACGGGACAAAAGAATACTTGCAAGCATTGCCCGATGCGCTGAGCGGGGCCTATAATTACGGACAGTGTATTTCTTTCGCAACGCCCGATAACCGCTTGGATGTATACGCCAGCCATACTGCATCGAATGGTGACGGGCTGTACTATCGCTCCGGCTACGGCACCGATAAAAAAGGCTGGGCCCGCATTTTGGATAGCGGCAACTATAACAACTTTGTACCGACGAAAAGCGGGAATGGGGCAACTGGCACATGGCCCATTAGTGTTTCCGGCAACGCCGCTACTGCTACGAATGCAGATAAATTAGGCGGGTATCACGCTAGCGACCTGATAAGCAAGATACAAGATATCACTCCAAAAACAGCCGCCGCGCTCGGTCAATTTAGGGAGCTTATCGTTAACGACTCGCATCAGATCAAATTACCTGACGGCGGCACATGGGCCTATTTTGTATACTGTTATACGAGCTGGAGCGGCGACGACTCGAACGGCGAGCATAGGACAAGAACGGGCGCGGGCATTGCGGCCGGAGGTACTGTATTACATACGGATGGCGGTATAAACAGCAGTACAATTAACAACTTTCATTTAACAGGAACGACAAGTGCAGGCGGCGCTGACGGTAACAACATGATAGTCGGCGGCTTCTGTTGGCGTATTGCTTAAAATGGGGAGGATATGCATAAATGGATAAGACTTACAAAGACTTTCCCGTCACGAAAAACTTGAACGGCAGTTATACAATTACGGCCATTATCGGCGGGCAGGAACTCCCGTATAATGTCTATAAAAATGACGCTTACTGTAAGTATGACTTTGCAGAAATTGAAGAATACTGGAATGGACTTAATGACGGCGACGAGAAGAAACTGGAAGAGAAAGAAATTGTCATTTCTGAACCGACGGCAGACGAGAAGAAAGCCGCCGCGCTCGCTGAATTAGATAGCCGCTATACGAGCGACAAGCAAGAATTAAGCGCGCAGTATCTCGACGCCGCCATGAGCGGGGATAACGATACCATGACAGCTATTAAACAGGAGCTCGCGGCGCTGAATGAGAAGTATGACGCGGACTATGCCGAGTTGAGCAAGTAAGGACAGCACGGGCGCGCGCGCGAATAAAAGGCGCGCGCCCTTGTGTCCCCTTATTGTTTCAGAGAAAGGAAAAGCACTATGGAATACTTTAAAGTTACGAAACGCTGTATTCGTTGCAGAAAACCGCTTAGAGACGACGGCACTTGCCAGAACCCAAAATGCGTCAGGTATAAGCCGGAGGCGGAGAAAAAATACAAGGTGACCGCCAGCGATGCCGATACGACGGCGAAAACCGATGCGAACGGATGCACGTAATGGAATCGCTGGTACAAATGGCGGGTGTCGTCATCGCGATCCTCAGCCTGTGCGGCGTGATTTTCAACTATGCCGTCATCAAACCGCTGTCGGACTCCATCCAGGAGCTGCGGGAACTCATTGAGAGTACCCGTGATTACCTTTACGGGGTCGAAGATAAGAGGCAGAGAATGGCCGAGCGACTGGCAAAAGTAGAAGCATCCGTAAAGTCTGCGCATCATCGGCTGGATGATCTGCAAGAAAGGGTGAAATAAGATGCTGAAAATCATTGGCAACAACATCTATCATATCCGCGGCGACACCGACAGTTTTGACGTCGACCTGACGCAGGAAGATGGGAGTGACGTCGGCGCATATACAGCCGTGTTCAGTGTCAAAAGGAACATCAATGATGCGCAGTACGCCTTCCAGGCGCCTGTGCAGGACGGTGTCGTCTCCCTGACACATGACATGACGGCGAACCTTGACCCCGGCGACTACGTCTGGGACGTAGAGGTCCGTTTCCAGGACGGCGGTTATCAGACCATCGGGCCCGGCCTCTTCCGGGTCCTGGCAGATGTGACGAGGTGATACGATGGCAACCTTGAAAGCAACGATCCACAACACCGGTTCCGTGTCGGGCTCTTTCGCCCGGCGCGGGGAACGCGGCTATTCCGCCTATGATGTGGCGGTGCAGAATGGCTATACCGGCACGGAGGAAGAATTCGTCGCGCTGATGACACACCTGGAATATCAGCCCTTCGAGAGCCGTTTCTATTTCCCGAACATCGGCGACGCCGGTGTTCTGTATGGGGACACGAAAGAGAACAAATTGTACCGCTATGATGCGGAGCAGCACAAATATTACTGCGTCGGCTCCGATTATAACGACATTACTGCGATTGATGGAGGTCACGCATGAGCGAACAAACATTACACATTGACCACTTATATCTGAGAAACGACGCGGCAGCCACGTGGGTCGAAAAGAACACCGTCCTCGGCAAAGGGGAAATCGGCGTCGAAATCGACACAGGGAAGTTCAAGGTCGGCGACGGAGTCACAAGCTGGGTCGGCCTGCGCTATGCCGGCGTCCTTGTCAGCGGCAGCGAGCAGAACGGCTACGTCACTATTGACGGCGTCGATACGCTGGTCTACCGGCTGCCCGTCGGCGGCGCATCCATCGGTGGCGTCAAGACGGCGACCGGCACGGGCAAAGTCGCCATTGCTTCGGACGGCACGATGAGCATTTCCAACGCGCCGAGCGCCGATAAACTGTCGGCATCCCGCACGATTGCTATTGCCGGGGATGCTACCGGTTCGGCTATCTTCGACGGCTCGGCCGGCACCAGCATCACTGTCGCCCTCGTCGCCTCCGGTGTCAAGGCCGGCACGTACAGCAAAGTCACGGTCGACGACAAAGGCCGCGTCACGGCAGGGGGCAGCCTTTCGCCGGCAGACATCAGCGGCTTCGGGACAGCGGCCGTCAAAAACGTCGGCACAGCTGTGGGCAACATCCCAATCCTCGGCTCGGACGGCAAGCTGAGCGACAGCGTTATCCCGGCTATTGCGATTTCTGAGCCGCACACGGTCGCCAGCGAAAAGGAAATGCTGGCCCTCGCGGCACAGGTCGGCGATATCGCGATCCGCACCGACGGCACGGGCACCTGGATTTTAAAGCAGGCCCCGGCGTCGACCCTGGACAACTGGGGGCAGCTCAAGTCCCCGACGGATACTGCTACCAGTGTCAATGGCAAAACAGGCAATATTGTTCTGAGTACTGCCGATATCTCCGAGGGTGGAACTAATTTGTACTATACCCAAGCGCGGTTTGTTGCTGCTTTCAAGTCGTCGAAATCGGCAGACCTGGCCGACTCGGCCGACCTCATCCGCAACAGCGACACGCTTATCCTGGACTGTGGCAATGCATAAGGACGGTGACGGGACATGGCCAAAACTGTAAAAGCACAGCTCAAATGCCGGCATGACACAGCGGCCAATTGGACGGCCAAGAACCCTGTATTGCTGGACGGAGAACTGGGGGTAGAGACCGACACGACATTCTTTAAAATCGGAGACGGCGCTACAGCCTGGACGTCGCTGAAATACGTCACATCTAAAAGCGCTGTCTATGATAATTCCGGCAATGTTATCGCAGATACGTATGCTAAAAAGACAGATGTTCCTGCTATTACAGTGTCAGGTAATACAATTTCGTTCGGCAGTGTCACGATTGGGGTTGATTAAAAATGGCAAAATATATTAGTGTGACGAAAGCGGACGAAGGGTTACAACTCATTAAGCTTGCAGATACAAAAGAATACGGTCATAGCTATTTCCCAGTTTTATGCTCTGACGGCCTGACTCGGTATGCGCAGCTTGGAGAAAGTTCTGACGATAATGTGTCAGACTTGTGGATAAAACAAAACGGCGTAAAAAAATACGTAATAAGACAACCCAATGTTGCACTATCTGTCTACTTAACAATGGGTGGCTATATGGATATATACGGTTTTTCCAATATCGGCACTTTGAAATTTGGGGCAATCAGCGGCACGTTTACATACAACAGTAAAACAGTTACCGTCGTAATGTTTGAATTTTATGCCCCATATGTAGATTTTGTTATGCAAGTAGATGGCGAAACAAGCGGAACTTATAATGCCAATGTCACGCTAATAGACCCTGATACGGATAAAAAAGGAAGTATATATTTTAGTAACATGTATTATCAGAGCTACAGGAATGCATTTGTTGGCGAACAGTCACTCTATAGCGGCAATTTACGTGATTTTTTCTCAGCTAGTAATGTTGGAAAGAAGTATGTGATAAAAGTCGATATTGCAAAACAAAATTAAATAAAAAATATAGGAGCGTGATAATATTGGCGGGGGTTATCTGATTCAAGACAATGGATGGCACACCAAGCTGGAGCACGCCAAGATATGGAGACTATCACCGAATGAAAAACGACTTCTCGAGCGACTGGAGAATGAATAATGAAAAATAAAATCGTGGTCCTCGGCCAGTGGGGGCAAAAGCACTGGTTGCAGCTGATCATCATCATGAGCATTTTGATGATGATTTTTTTATGCCTGGTCCTCTTTAGCTGGCTTTTTGGATATTGGTCCAACGCATTACGGGGGACGCATTTCGAGCTGATGAGTTGCTGGAGCGGCGTGACGGCCGTCGGCGGTGGTATCGCTACCGTCGTCGGGTTGGGAAAGGCCTGTTGGACAAAATACGGCTATGACAGTCGTTACAACTCCGCACGATACACAATGCCAGCACAACCGCAAAACGCGCCCACAGCGGCGAATAGCGTAGAAAAAGTAAAGGAGAAATGAGATATGATTCGAGGATTTGATGTATCCGAAGCACAGGGATACTTAGACGCCGATTTTTGGCAGGCCGCCGTCGATAGCGGCTGTAAATTCGTATATGTACGCTGTTCACGGGGGAACGGGCACGAAGACGGCCAGTTCCGCCACAATGTCCAGATGGCGCATGAATACGGCCTTAAAGTCGGCGCTTATCACTATGACTACAGCTTGACGCCGGACGTCACGGCGGACCACGCACGGAAATGTGCGGCTATCATCGCTGACGCGGGGGTCCTGCTGGAACTGCCGGTGTTTTTCGACCTGGAAGATGCCGACCAGTGGAAGGAAAGAAATGGCTATGACTTCACCGGCGAAACGGCGACTGCCCAGTGTCAGGCATGGATTGACAACATTGGCCTGGAAACGGGAGTCTATGCATCCTATGGCTGGTTGGAAGACCGTGTATCTGACAGATGGGGTAACGGTGGGGGCACGCCGATTGACTGGCGCGCCTTAAACTGCTCCGTCTGGAATGCGGAATGGGGCGACGTCGACGACATTAAAGCTTTTGTTTGGCAGGATACCGACAAGCTACCGATTGGTGGCCAACTCGTCGACGGCGACTATATGTATGCAGATAACCTTTTCGACGACTAACAGGAGGTGATCCCTTTGTATCTTCCACATCTAAAAGAGGAGGTTGATAAGATTGCCGAAAATCCGAAAGTACTTATTGTCCTGGTCCTGTTGCTTGCTTTTCTTGCTGGTGCCGGCGGCTGGCTTTTGTGCCGGCACTACGACAACTTGGAACGGGCCGACCGTGACAATGTCCGTGCAACAGTACGAAACGCTCAAGAACTCAATCGAGACGCTCAAACGGAACTCGATCGAGCGCGAACAGCTAATCAAGACGCAGCAGACGCAAATCAAAACGCTCAAAGAGCAGCTGACGATCTCGCAGACTCAACTACAAAACTCTCGGACCTCAATCAATCAGACACAGACGCGATTGACGCAGCAGAGCGAATCTTTAGAGACATTGACAGCGCAAATTAATGCGGAGACTCATAAGATTGCAACTGCAAAGCGTCAACGTGACACATGGGCAGTTGTAGCAGGAGCCCTGGCAATCGGATGTATCACGAAGTAA